GTTTGTATCAGTCATTTGTTTCTCCTTGAGTTATGTAAAAGCGATTCAGACTGAATCGGATTTGGTTTCCTTTACTTCATTGAGCAAGTCATACGCAATGAGGACTTGCTTGCCTGCCTCTGTCACAGCGGACAGAGAGCGTTCGTAGATGTCTTGGTTGTGTCTGTCGACATTCTCCAAGCCATTAGCGTTGATAAGATCACCAGCCTGCATGACTGCACGCCATGCACTGAACAGATCGTTCTGAATCTTTGCGGGGTTATGCATTTGGTTTCTCCAAGTTGATTAGTTTCATCAGTTCCATCAACCTGAACCCGACAGGCTCAAGCGTTTTGTTTGCCTCGTATGCACAGCCTCGCTTGCCGTTGCCCAGTATTTCCTTGGCTGTCAGCACACGATCAAGCAGGTCATACAGTTCCTCTGTCCAGTCTTCGCGTTCTTGTTTAGTCATTTCATTTACTCCTGTTGTTGATAGCTTCGAGTGCCTCGTCAGCACAGGCACGCCAAGCGGCCTCGCTTATGAAGGTGTTATCCGTTGACCATGGCGGTGCTACCTTGGTTTGTTTTGAGTAGGCGTGTATCGCCTCGATCAGATAGGCTTGCATGAGCGCACCTTGTTGTGAGTGGGACATCAGATCGGTTATGAACTGGATGTTGGTTTTGTGTTTGACTTTGCTCATTGCACTGCTCCTGTTGTGATCTCATCGATCGGGTTGAAATCTGTGATGGTGAATGAGTGATGCTCCCCTAGGATGCGATCACCTGCATTGAATATGTGGAACACAAAGTTCCTGTCGATCGTGCTTCTCAGTACGTAGTCACGCATTGAGTCGGTCAAGTCCAGTGGCATGACAAGACAGCGTCCCTCCAAAGGGGTGTTGTCCTCGTGCCAGTAGCCCTCGACTTGAATTAGTTTTGCTGTACTCATTTGATTTCTCCTTGTGGTTGTGTAAAAAAGATTCAGTCTGAATCGGTTTCGATTCCATTGAGCGTGTTCCATGTGGCAGGAACCGCTTCGTTGTCTGTCATTGCTTCAATAATCTTGATTGCTTTATGCATCCGTTCGATCTTCTCCTTTCGTTCATCGGTTGGTGCAACCATCTGTCTGCGCTCTAACGTGGCGATCTCTTTGTGTGTCGCCTTCAATAATCTTTGCTTGGCCGTGTCGTGTTGGGCAGATAGCATCACCCTCATGAACGGCACTTTGCGCTTGGCCTTTACCTTGTGCGGTAACTCCATGAACGCTTGACCTATGCGCTCCTTGATCTTGGGCGGTATCCAATCAACCCAATGCTCACCATCATTGCTGATCGGTGACCCCTTGCCTGTGGCGTTGTGTTCCTTGGCTATCTGCATGGGCGTTTGATCTAGCACCTTCGATGGAAACTCTAGCTTGGCCAAAACCTTTTCCATCACTGCGATGTAGGCATCGAACGCTTCAACCCTTGCCTCATCTTGCAGGGCATACCTTCGCCCAACCTTGGCGTTGTTGAGTTCATAGCGTAGCGGATCAAGTACGTTAGCCCACTCTGCCTTGCGGTGCGTTCGTGTGATGCGCTCCACACGCCTTGCTTCTTTGAGTTCAGCAACCTCATCTTTGATACGCCGTATCTCCTTGGGGTGCAGCTTACGATTGAGTAGTCGCTGGTGTAGCTCGTTTGGTTTGAGGTTAATGTAACTTTCATACATGATTGTTTACCTTTTCGGTTGTGATTATTGAGGGACTGGACAGTTTATCAGATTGCGTCCGTGTGTACAAGTCATTTGCTAAGTTTTAGGCCACCCTCAAACCCGCATGAGTACTGGCCTTCGGCTGTTTGATGCCTGACTATTTGCTTTTTTTTTTAAATGCTAAAAGGCTTGGACAAAAATGTTTGTCCTTGCTCATGGAAAAATGCTCACCCCCATAAATACTCTCTCTTATATATATAAATAAATAAAAATAATTATATATAGGACGCAAATTCGGGAGCGCAAGCATTGATGCGGGTTGCGGGGTGGCCTCGTTCACAGTTAGCACGCTTTACACACTGACAGTTTACAAAACCAAGATTATTGACGTCAATAATCTTAGCGATTCAGACTGAATCGGTTTTGTAGTTCAATAATCAAACAAGTCACCTTGAATCTGTTGTTTGGAGAGCCAGTGATCGAACTGTTGCGGTGTGTAGGTACGCCCACGATCTTGGAGTCTGTCTCGCTTGTAGACGTAGACGACGTACTGACTGCCTCCATTGGGGTAATAGTATTGAAGTGCGTAGCGTGTCGCACCTAGTTGAACTGTCTTGACATCTTTGATGACGGGCATGAAGTAGTTACGCATGATTATTCTCCTGTGATGATGAGCATGAATTGAAAGCCTAGCAAGAACGATCCGCCAAGCGTAAGCAATGCCCACAATGGGGCAACGCCGTACTCGTTCATGCCGTTGAAGCCTACGATGATGGATGTCACGAGTGTGAGTGAGCACAAGATGTGCGATATGACTGTTGATGGTTTCATGATTAACTCCTTAGTTGGTGTGATGGATGCGGGTGTAACGGCTCATGGCTTTGAGCATTACCTTTTGTGGGATGAAGTTCAGCTTACCCCACGCTTTGGCTACGAGGTGTAGTTCGTTTGCAGGTACGTAGCGCAGTATGTCGTGCCGTTCGTGGATGAGGCGTTTTGCTTCTCGTGAGGGTGAGTTGTACATGATGATCTCCTAGGTTGGACAAGAAAAGAAACTACGCACAAGCCTCTCGCTCTGTGCGTATCTTGGAAAACGATTCAGACTGAATCGGTTTAGGCTGACAGGGCTTTGAGAACCTTGCGTTGCTCTGCGGGTGTGAGCTTCTTGAAATCGGCAATAATCTTAGCGACTTTGTCTGTAGGCTCAGTCCTGCCATTCGACTGTGCATGACGTGTCGTGCCCTTGAGCATATGCATGATGTCATTTTTGACAGTCTTTGCCGTGTTGTACTTTGCGTGGGTACTCACGAAGCGAACCTTCTCCGCCTTGATCTGCCACTCTGCACCTACCTTGGCACACGCCCACTTGATGACGATCGGCTCGCATTGCTCAAGCGTCAGGTAACCCGCACCCTTCATGCCCTGTATGAGCGTAGTGCGTGAGTCAGCGAATGTGTCGAGTACTGCAAAGGCTTTGGTTTCGTTAGCGATAAGTTTTGACATGGTTTTTCTCCTTGATGTCGTTGTTGCCTCAGGGCGAATCCCTATTGGCTGACTCCATTGTGCATACACCCCTTTCCGATAGGGGTTGAGCCACCCCAAAACGATGCAGTCTGAATCGGTTTTGCCCCTATGCGGAGCGTTTTTGGCCATATTCGACCCCCACCCTACCCCCACCAGCCCATATGCGAAGGGGTAGCACGCACATATGGGTACACTGTTCCACACCCGCAAATCAGAATTTTAAAATTCCGCCCACAATTCCTGACCAGAAACACCCCACCCCCCTAAAAATTTTAAAAAATTTCCAAGGATCAATGTCAAACGTTGGACAACACTATATAAAAAAATGCCCCGACCTTGTGAGCCGGGGCAAAAGATGGCAACTGTAAACCATCAAGGAGAAGCAATGACTTGCGCCATCACCGAAAAGAAGTGTACACTAACACCAACGAGGCAACAAGTGCGACGCCAGCACTAACCCTACGCAATGCTAGAACATTTGATTTACGGCGAGTTTCATCCAGAGGTGGTAGACGCCACCGCGGAAGTCCTGTCTTTTGAAAAGGCAGATCCAACTACAACCATCGACGCCAAAGTCAAGACGACGCAGTGGCTCAAAGACTTGGAACTTGACGACGAAGAGATTGAGACCAAGGCAGACGCAGAAGCAGCGCGTAAATCGTTTGCCAGTATCGTGACAGGCCAATCTGTTGCAACAACGCAACAAGCATTGGCAAATGTAAAAGCGCCAGCAGCCGTACAACATCTAGTTGGGATGCTCACTGCCTACGATTGGGCGTTTGTCGAGCAGGCCAAGGAACTGCGGGGATACGCAGTGGCTCAGATCCTAGAAGAAGTCAAACACCCAGACGCACGCATCAGGCTTAAAGCCTTGGACATGCTCGGTAAGGTCACCGAGGTGGCGCTGTTTACTGAACGGGTTGAGGTCAAGAAGACAGAGATGTCTGACGTAGAGCTAGAGATGCGCATCAAAGAGAAGCTCAACAGATTCATGGGCGTAATCGATGTGGTCGACGTTACAGCGGACAAAGATGAAGCCTGAGAACTTCACCACCCTGAGTAAGCTTGAGCTAGAAGCTATGGCCAAAGCTTTGCCGCACTTGTCCAAACAGGAGAAACTGGAGCTTTTTAACGATTTGGACTTACGTGAGTCCCGCGCCAACCTACAGGCGGCTAAAACAAACATGCTGGGGTTTGCCACTGCCGTGTACCCCGGCTTTAAGATTGGCCCGCACCACAAGAAGCTGGCTAAAATTTTTACAGATGTGGTCGAAGGCAGGAAGAAACGCGTGATTATCAACATCGCGCCTCGTATGGGTAAGTCTGAGTTCTCATCTTACCTGTTCCCTGCGTACTTTCTAGGTAAGTATCCTGAGAAGAAGATCATCATGGGCACGCACACTGCGGGTCTGTCTGAGGACTTCGGTCGGCGCGTACGTAACTTGATTGACTCTGAGGAGTACCGTGATGTTTTCCCACAAACATTGGTGGCAGACGATCAGAAAGCTGCCGGTAAGTGGTCTACAAGCGCTGGCGGTCAGTACTATGCTGCTGGTGTCGGGGGCGCTCTTGCTGGTCGTGGTGCTGATCTGTTCGTTATTGACGATCCTCACTCGGAACAGGACGTAAAGTCTAACTCTAGACTTGCGTTTGATACCGCATGGTCGTGGTTCCAGACGGGCCCACTGCAGCGTTTGATGCCGGGTGGTGGGATTATCATTGTGATGACCCGTTGGTCGCTCCTAGACCTGACTGGGCGCCTGATTGACTATCAAACCAAGAATCCAGAGGCTGTTCCATGGGAGATTGTGGAGTTGCCGGCCATTTTGAACGAGGACGAAGAAGACGAGAAGTCCCTTTGGCCAGAGCAGTGGTCACTTGAGGCGCTGAAATCCACAAAAGCCAGTATTGACCCAAGGTATTGGAACGCGCAGTACATGCAGCAGCCCACATCTGAGAACTCTGCCATCATTTCACGCAGAATGTGGCGTATTTGGGAGCCAGATGACCCGCCAAGGTGCGAATACATCATCCAGTCTTGGGATACGGCGTTTGAGACCAAGAACACATCCGACTACTCTGCGTGTACAACGTGGGGCATCTTCTACAACGAGGAAGAAAATGACTCCCCCCAGCTTATCCTTCTGGATGCGTTTAAAGATCGCATGGCTTTCCCTGAACTTAAGGTGGTGGCGCTTAAGCAATACAAGGAGTGGGAACCTGATGCGTTCATTGTGGAGAAAAAGGCATCAGGGGGGCCGTTGATTCAGGAACTGCGGGCGTTGGGCATACCTGTGCAGGAGTTCAGCCCGTCACGCGGTAACGACAAGATGGTACGAGTCAACGCGGTTGCGGATTTATTCAGCAGTGGTAAAGTCTGGGCACCCGACACACGCTGGGCACGGGAAGTGATTGAAGAGGTGGCCGCGTTCCCAGTTGGGGAGCACGACGACTACGTGGACACGACAACACAAGCGCTGCTACGCTTTAGGCAAGGCGGCTTTATCAGTTTAGACACCGACGAGAAAGATGACCTTGAGATCTTTCGCCGTAGGAAAACCGAATACTATTGAGGCAGACATGGACTACGAACCGTTTAAAGGCATGTCAGATGCAGAGTACTTGTTTCGCACAGGTCGCGGGTCTACATACGCCCATTTGCCGGGAAGTCAGACCGTTCGTAACCGCAGTGGGGCAAACCACACCGATACCACTGCGGGCATGCAACCAAAATCTACCAAGACGCTGTATATGGATCCCAAAGCGGTGACTGCTGTAGGCTCATGGTTGCAAGACCCGTCAACAGCAACCCGTTTGGTTCCTGAAATTGGTAAAGATGGAAAAGCTACAGGCTACGCTTTAGTACAGGCTACTGAAGACTTCTATCGCCCAGCATCCAAGTACGCGCCTGAAATGAAACTAGAGAAAGGGCAAGCCGTAACACGCGTACCTTTTACGCTAGAACCAAAAGCGGGTATGCACCCTGTAGAAATCTTGGGTAGTTCGGATAGCCCCAAAGGTAGCAAAGCACGCAACGTGCATTTTGGCAACGCTATTACAGAGGTGATCCCTAAAGCGGCAGGTAAGGCCGGTATTGCAGCATCTTTACTTGGCGCGGTAACTGCGGCAAAAGCAGGACAGTATGGCGAAGCCGTAGATAAAGCTACAGACTTGGCCGTGTTACCGTTTGCTGAATCCCGCACATTGAACGAAAATGAATCGGCTGAATTAGCCAAGCGCAGAGCCATGGCGCCGACAATTGACAAAGCCCGTGGCGGAACAATCAAAATGCCTGACGAATATTCTCAAGGCAACTGGAAACTTATTTAAGGAACACACATGGCAACGAACATCGACAAAGCGCTGTACCAACAACCAATGGGCATTGACGCGCTGGGCGAACAAGAGTCCCCCCTTGAGATCGAGATTGTTGATCCCGAAGAAGTCACTATTGGCATAGACGGCATCGAGATCACGCTTACGCCCGGAGAAGATGATGAGGAAGAAGGCTTTGATGACAACTTGGCCGAGTACATAAAAAGTGGCGTTTTGCAGTCGCTGGCTGGTGACTTGGTGTCTGACATTGACAACGACAAGAATGGCCGCAAGGATTGGGAGAAGACGTACGTTGATGGTCTGAAGCTCTTGGGCTTGCAGATTGAGGAAAGAACAGAACCTTGGAACGGCGCATGCGGTGTGTTCCACCCCATGATTACAGAAGCGGTTGTGCGCTTCCAAGCAGAGACAATCACCGAGACGTTCCCAGCCCAAGGGCCTGTACGCAGCAAACTCATTGGCAAAGAAACGCCAGAGATGATAGAAGTTGCGGCTAACGTTAGAGACGACATGAACTACGAGTTGACGGAAGTCATGACGGAGTACCGCGCTGAACACGAGCGCATGCTCTGGTCACTGCCAGCCACAGGCTCAGCGTTTAAGAAGGTCTACTATGATCCCAATTTGGGACGTCAGGTCTCTATGTTTATTCCTGCGGAAGATATGTATCTGCCGTACGGAACAACGGATCTAGACACTTGTTACCGCATCACGCACGTTATGCGCAAGACCAAGAACGAAATCATCAAGCTCCAGCAGGTTGGCTTTTACCTTGATGTTGAGTTATCTGATGCACCTAGAGACTTGACAGACATTCAGAAAGCCAAGGACAAAGAGACAGGCTTTAGCGATTTAAACGACGACCGCTACACCCTGTATGAGTGCCATGTTGATTTAAACCTTGAAGGTTACGAAGACAAAGACGACTCTGGTGAAGAGACCGGCATCATGCTGCCGTACGTTGTCACGTTGATTAAAGGCTCTAACGACATCCTGTCAATCCGCCGCAACTGGAAGGAAGAAGATGACCTCAGACTCAAGCGCCAGCATTTTGTTCATTACCAGTACATCCCGGGTTTTGGAGCTTACGGCTTCGGGCTTTTCCATCTTATCGGAGGCTTTGCTAAATCCGCTACATCCCTCATG